TTGGGGCTACTATCTCCTTAAAAAAACCTTTTTTCAATTTACCCGTAGAGTCACACATGTCTGCGCATGGGCTTTTTACAATGACTTCTACAGATGGGCCAGGAACAGCAAAAGGGACAGGCTTCTCCACCTCCTTAATGATGATAGAGTCCTTACGCTCAATTTTTAATGGGCATGACTGGCATATCTCAAGCCTCTTCTTCTCGGTGACGCAAGAAAAGAGTAAAAAATTAAGCAGTAGTAGTGTCGTTATTCTTTTCATCTTTCTTTTCTTGCATTAATTTATTTGTCTGGAATCCGGCATAAGCCATTTGCGCTCCGTATACTCCAATGGCACCCAACTCATCCAATTTATCTTTGCCAACTAAATGCCAAACAATTAAGTCAAACATAATCGTTGCATTTATAAAAATGATTGCCCTCTCTATTCTTTTACTTGAATAAAATGAAGGTTGATTGCTAAAGGTTTTAGCAATCTCTTTCATGTGCCATTTAGCTCTTTTTATAGTCTTTTCAAAAATCATTTTAATTCCAAGCTTCGTATTTAGGCTTTCCGTTCACCGAACGACAGCGAAGTGTTTCTTTCACATTCTTACCTTCTTCAAAAGCAACGTGTACCCAATCTGGGTTTTGATCGGTGCCGTACTCCCAAATCAATTCTGCGTATTCCAAGTTGTCTTTTATGTAATGAAAAATTTGCGAGTTAGTAACCTTACCAAATACATCAGCATCAAGGTCTAAAGCTTTTCCGGAGCAGTGGAAACTGGTTTTACTGGCCCCTTTTGTTTTGGCATTAACAGCAGCGCCACGGTAACCGCAAGAGATGTAAATAGGATTGCCACCTAAACACTCTCTAACCTTCTCAAATACATTAAGCAGAACCTTTTTTAAGTTCTCCATGTGTTCTGGCGTTGGAGTATTATCAATCCCAAATTTTGAGGCTGTGGCATTTTTGGTGACCTCAGCAAGTGTGACGTTTTTCGATAAATTCATTTGCCTACGCTTTTTTAATTAAATAATTCGATCCGGCTAAAATCTTTTAGTTATACCTTCTTTTATTCTTCTCCATTCGTGTTTCTGAAGGCCTTACAAATTCTTTTGACATAAATTTTTCGCCGTACTCTTCGGCCCTTTCAAGTCGCTGAATTAGTATGGCAATCTTGCTTTCAAGTATTTGCTTTTCATACTTATCTGCCAAAATATGTTCGTCAATCTTCTTTAAAATTTTCTCCGACTGCTCGTCCATTTTATGCTCAAACCGCAACCAGGCGCCTCCAATAGAAATTAAAACAATTACAATCCTTGAAACTGTCCCTATGCTAAGGGTTGATTTTTCAATCTCTATTTGTTCTGACATAAATTAAAGTTGCAATCAATCGGTAGATAAAATGACGGCGGCGGCATCGGTAACCTCTGTATTTTGTGCCGGAGTAAGATTATTATTCTCACCGTAAATACCTGCGTAAACGTCAAACTGATCGTTCATCGCCTGTCTAATTGTTGCAATATTTGCACTCATGACTTTGTTATTAAAAAAATTTGATTACTAAGAACCACTTCTTGACCCAACGCTTATGGTTGAAGTCACATTGCCATCACCGTCAACGGAGGTTGTTGATGTAGCGGTGAACCCGGCGGCCATAATGCTGCCAAAATCAGTAGGAGTAACAGTACCGTCAAACAAAGAGCAAGTAACCTTGTCCACCCACGTCTTTGCGATGTCGGCAGAGTTAAAGTCTCCGTTGTACGGCTTGAATGACCCATCGGGGTAACGTGCGTAAAGGATGTTACCCTTATCACTGTTGATGAATATGTTTACAGTCCCGGCAGCCGGGATAGCGATTTCTGATTCGGACGCGATAATTACTTCCATTTGTTATGCAGGATTAACAGTTTGATAAAGGGTTACAAATTCTGATTCAGAGACACAGCCCATAAACACTTCGGTAGGGGAGTTCTTATAAAGCTTTACGTATCCGGGCTGACACTTCATCGTCGCATCGGTATACTCCTGAGCGTCGTTGGGCGTCAAGCACGCGATATGCTTCCCGTTCTCGTCGTAAACGGCCACAAGGCCAGCAGGACAACAGGTACATTCTTGGTCTTTGCAAGAACTCTCTCCGCATCCGGAGGAGCATTTTTTCTTTAAGTATTTTGCGTAAGCAGTTTGTGGATCGTATGCCATGTCTATTTAATTTTAACAATTACATTCCGCACACATCAACGATAACTTTTCGATGATAGCGCAGATTTCCTGTTCAGAAAGGCATGGTCGGATGTCGGTAGTTAAACACTTGTATGTTTTAACTGAGTCCAAATATAAAACGTTTCCATCACTTTTCAAAGAGGAAACATCTACTAATTGGCCGTTGATTGAATTTTTAACTTTTATCGTTCTCGTTCCTGTAACCTGGCGCTCCAACGTCCGTATCATGGCACTCATGGAAAGCATCCTGAAATAGCTTTCAGGTGTCTCGTTGCCGTAGATAGCATCGTTAGCCACCTTAGCAGCGTAGTTGCCGGCACAGCACTTGAAGCGGTTTATGTAGTCGCAGATGGTCATTAGAGTTTCATCACAAATAATACAGCGTAGTACGGAGGCATGTTCTCATGAGCCTCTCCGCCGCCGGCGTTAGCCATGGTAATACCTGCATTGTTTGACTGAACAGACACACCGGTGTTGGCTGAGTTAACGGCTATAGTTATCGAAGCGTTACCTACAGTAATTCCTGTTTGCTCGGTAGAGTTCTCCACGGAGCAAGAGTATCCGTCAGTTGAGTTGGTCCAAGTGTCAGGGACATCATTACCCTCACCACTGGCTACGTCTACCGTAGTGTCAATGTTTGAGTGTTGGTGGAAGTTAGGAGCCTGAGTAACGGTAGCGTCATGTGTATGACCGGGGTCAGTTAATGAGTGGGTATGTGGACTCTGAGTAACACCATGGGAGTGACCTGCATCGGTAACGGTGTGTGAGTGACCGGGGTCAGTTAAAGTATGGGCGTGCGCCGGAACCTCCGAAATGTCGAGGGTAACGGTTTTTGCTCCACCGGTATCATCGACGTCATAATCATTACCGGCACCGACAATCATCTTATCAATGAGGTTAGGGGTAGCAATCATTTTCTTTGCCGACTCACTGTAATAGGAGTCTCCGTTACAAATACCGTAACCTTCCCAATGCTTTGTTCCGAGACCGGTATCGGTATCAAAGAGAGCGATGTCATCGGCGTTCTGAAGGGCAAGGATAGGGTGCCCATTGATGAATGGCTTCATGGCTGACTCCACGGAGGCTAACTTAGCCGCGTACTCAGCAAGCATATTTTGAAGGGAGGCAATCTCTTTGCTGCATGGGTCAGGTGTACATCCACCGGAGCAAGAGTTATTTTTACATTTTACACACATCTTAATATTCGGCGGCGACAGCCGCATTAACTGTTAATGATCCTAATTGAATTGTATGAGTTCCAGCGCCGGCAACGGCGGTATTCACCATGTTGCTATGGTAAAACTTAGAGGTCAATGTCTGTGAGGCGGCAATGTAAATAGAGGCACCTGCCTTTGAATACATCGTGGTATTGAAGAGCGAAAGTTTTCCGTTGGATGCTGATTGGTCACCAACGCTTATGCACGATCCATCGCCGTCCGTCTGATCGTTATTGTTTGCCACGCGGCAATTAATGAGAACGAGCTTTTGGTTTTTGTTTGCGGCCCCAAAGGTAAAGCCTATTGGAGGGCATTGACTATCGGAAAGGTTAAAGATGTCTCCATCAAAAACTTCAACGAGAGAGAACGTGTAATTGGCTTCCACGCCTCCCTGAGTAAGCTCAAGGGGGATGGCGTAGTTCAATACAGTCTCATTTGTAAATATTTGTACCGGGCCACAAATGCGTATACGTCCATTGCAAATAGCGATGGCGTTATCGTTCTGTGACGATAGTTGGGCGCAGTTGATTAAAAGCTTTGTGTTCGGCTTGTATATCTGAAGGGCGTGTGTTCTACCTCCTCCGATGTCAGTTGTATTATGAATGATACCTCTTCCGTAGATTATGTTTGTCCACACATTATCTCCGGAAGAGCCAAAGTCTACTTGATTGTCGGTGATCTCACCGTCCACTTGGGCGTTGCCAAGGTCAATGTCGATGTATGGCTTTAAAATAATATCCTCATCATAAGTCCCTGGGAATACCTTTACAAGGTATCTTATGGCTGATGTCCGCGTTGGATAAGCAGTATTTAAGGCAAGGATGGCCGCCGAGATGGTTAGGAATGGCTTATCAAGCCTTTCAACTAAACCGGTAGTATCGTTTCCGTTCTTTGATACAAAGGCCGTATTTTGTATTGGAAGGGTTGTAGGTACAGAGTCGCCTTTAAGCCCCCTTTTACCTGTAACGAGGCGTGAAGGGAATCCATTGGCATGAACGACCTTTACCGTTTTACAGCAGCACTTTTTTTGATTACAGACATCACAGTTTAGCATCCTTGACATTTACATTGAGCGTTCATATAAGATATCATCTTGTCTGCCGAGTCATAGTTCCCGCAACCGATAAGTCTTTCTACGTTCTCAAGCATGTTGCTAAGCTTGATAGCTTCTTTCTGTCTTTCGTCCTTAAAAGCGTTGCCGTCAAGGATTGGAGATAGTTTGTCTATGCAGCAAGTAATATTGTTTACAAAGACAGCTACAGCATACGCCTCATGAGTTTTTTGCTTTCCTGCGGAGTCCTCCGTAATAACGGTGTACTTAAACTTCACCTTGCCACTCTTCAGAGTATCACCCATGCCTATTTGCGATGGAAATATCTCAACGGATACACTATCAGTATTTGGTAGCTTGGCAGTGGTAAATATTTTGTAAGGGTAAGGGGTCTTGGAGCCACTGGGCTCAACCTCAATGAATGACTCAATCACTTGGTCTACGCGAGGGTTTATAGAGCCGTACCCGCCGGTGTTTGATCCGGAATAAACTCCTGTACAATCAGTGATTCCAAAAGAGTTTTCGTATTCCTCGACTTCTATTTTTAAAAACAAAGGCATGGACAAATATACAAATTTTATTTAGAATGATTCTAATTAAGGAATTTTTCCGCTATTTTGTTTACGTCCCCCGGTGACTTGGTTTTCTTTGCTCCTTTTTTTATTTCAGGGTACCTATCCACCAAGTCCTCCTTAGCCTGACTCAATCCATGACTATAAAGCTTTTTCAATACGGCGACCCTCACTTCATGGGTATGCGTTTTGAAGTCCTCAGACATAATGTAAGGGGTGGCAATCATCATCCTGTAATTACTTGCCTGCCCTTGAATGTAGTCGTACTGCTCCTGTGTTAACTCAACGAAAGAGAGCTTACCTTTGCCGTTAGGAACACTTATCTTCTTACTTATCGACGATGGCATAAGCTCATCACGCTGCTCCTTGTCAACGGAGTGGATGGCGTCGTAAAGTCTTTTCACCGGACCGTCATCCTTTGACTTTGTAAGTTTAAGGAAGTCTATCTCAGCATCAAGGACCCTTCCAAAGTAATTGTCGAATAGCATGCTTTGCTTCTTTTTCACCGCCGATTTATCGGACTCCTTCAATGAAAAATACTTGTTCTTCAGGTCATCGGACTGAAAGGCAAACCTGTACCCAAGGATGTTGGCCAGGTTATCACCAAAACTTTTGTCTTTATCGAACTGCTTCTTTACATCCTCGGAGTAAGATGTTGATAACTTTTGATATGTTGATGGTGCTACTCCGGTAAATATGTTGGCGATGTACTGAGAGGCCAGTTGATCGCGCTCGTATCCCCCTTTGTTGTAGATGGCCGACTGTAACTGATTAATACCGGTAAAGAAGGTGAAGTCAAGGGTTGACGATAAACTCGAAAAGGCAAGGTTAAAAGGTACAGATATAGAATTGGATAAATCCTTCCCGTAAGATGTCCTCATCTCCAACTCTTCCTTGCCGTACTTATTAAACGCATGGGCGTAGGCGGCCATGGCAATACCAAAAGCGCCAAGTGAGTTGATGTCGACGTTGATATCACCCTTTTTCTTTTTCATGTCACGGAAGGTAAGCCCCCTCATCAATGCTGATAAGTTTATTCTATTCGGGCCACCAAGTTCCTGCTCCACGACGTCTTTTGTCTTCTTGTCCTCATCCGAGTATCCTGCGGAGATAAGGCCCTGAGCAACCATAGTAACGGCAATGTTTCTTATAAACATTCCGGCGGCTAACTTCGTCGTTGACTCAGAAATCAATCGCTGCTTTTCAATAGGATCCGTTTCATTTCTTGCCATCAAAATGTCATGGGCAAACTGATACTCAGGAAGAAGTATTTTTGATGACGTCCTAACGATGTTTATAGGAGTCTTGATAAAAGGCATCACTGACTTTTGAACTATTGCCCGGAAGGAAGTGATTAGCTTTGCAGCCAAGGGGGACATCTTTCCGTTGGCAACAATTTCCTTTGCTCTTTGATGTGGGTCGTAGTTAGATATTTTCTGAAGTCCTGAGAGCCATGCCGGAAGCTCCTGCTTAAAGGTAGCGTTCTTGGCGGTAGTGATAGCTACCTCGTAAGACTTGTCGTCAGGAGACAGTAAAAAAGCTTCTAACTCGGCGCCCGACAATCCCTTTGCTTCACCGATACGGTTTAGCTCAGCGAACTTAACCTGCTCAAAGACGATAGCATCTGGGGCCGTCAAAGCCTTTGAAATAAGCATTGGGTGTACTTTTAGTGCGGCACTGAGCATGCCCTTAAATTTTTCTAAGCCATGGTCATCCATAGCCTTTTTCCACCGCGCTCCGGCCTTCAGATAATTTGGCTGTGGTAACTCATTGTTAAACTCGGTAGCTCCGTACTTAAATGCTTCTGCTCCCTTTGAGAAAGATTTAGCCTTGGCTACACCTCTCGCCCTTGCTCCTATTGGAGCCGCATTTATTCCGGTGAACTTACTTGCCACCTTGTTCACTATTGGTGACATGGTATTGCTCATTGTCCTTATCATTGCATCCACAACGGCACCCGAAACGTTCTTCTCAAGGGAGCCTGGATTCATTAAGTTCAATGGCATGTAGTCAGTTATCTGATGAAGGATAAATTTCTTCTCAATAAATTTCTCTGAGAACTTATCGTTGGCGGCGAGCATCTCTTTCCTTGCGGCATCCTTCTTATCTCTTAGTGACTGAAACTCCTTTTTAAAAGAATCGTCCTGCTCCGGTGTGAGTTTGCCTCCGTTCTCGGTCTTTGCGGCCTGCATCTCTTTTATTTTTAACTGGATGTCATCCTCTACCTTTTTGTAAGCAATACGCTTCTCGCTGTTTGCTTTTATTTCGGCTTCAAAGGACTCGTCGTATGCAGGCAACCCAACAACTTGAGCGTAAATATTCTTAACGTCGTCATTGCTAAGGATACCATCACTTTCGGCCTTTGCAAAAGACTTCCTTGCAAATTCTTTTTTCTGGTCATCGGAAAGGGTGTTCATCTTAGCGACGAACTTCTCTGCTTTCTTTTGAATAGATGTTTTTTTCTCTGAGCTGAATTTATAAGACTTTGAAACGAGTCCCTTTTCTTTTAACGCGTTTATGATTGGGTCAGCAAAAGTATTGGGATCGAAGTTAAGGTTTGGGTGCTTAGACTTTATTTCGTTCAACGCAAAGCGAATAGACTCCGTTGGTTTCCCTCCGGTAGACTTAAATGCTTTTGAGAAGGCGTCGAGGCCATCGTTATACGCCTGTCCGCTTGTTTTTATATCGCATGGTCCCATACTAACAGTCTGTTAAATCAATTTTTAATGAGCCGACAATAGCATCGACATCTTTATTCCACTCTTCACCCATCGTTTGAGAGGCTACCCTTGCCAACTCTTCTTTTACAGCTTCTTCGAGGGACTTCTGAAAGTCAGATAAGTCTTTCTTCTGCTCATCACTAAGGTAAGTATCCTGAACGCTACCCATGGAGCTTTTTACAAACTCACGGATACCTTCTTCCGACAACGGCATTTTATTGGCCACTATCTGTTCAAGGGCCGTCTGCGTGGCTGCAATGTTTACGTTTTTATTTCTCTCAACAAAAAGCTTTGCTGCCAGTTTATTAAAGGCGCTCTTTTGCATTTCGTTACCTTCACGCTGAGCGAGAACTCTCAGTCGGTCACCTATCTCGGCGGCGGCGGCGTTCTGTATCTTCGAGAAAAAAGGATTGTTACCGGCGATAATATCGTTAGCCACCTCCTCAAGTTGACCGGCCTTTTCAATCTTATCTACAGCATCGGTGATGTAAGCAACAACCTTGTCAATCTTTACTGAATTGTAGTAGTTCTCTTGTTCTTCAATATTACCAACAATGTCCTCGTAAGACTTTTGGTTTTGCATGCGTGCCGCAGTCTTTTTCTTTTTTGTCTCGCCAAAAATATCTGGCTCGGAGACGTTATCTTGCTTAGGTTTCTCTTCATTCTCGACAGGTTCTTCTTTGGGTTCCGATTTAGATATGGCGTCACTGAACTTTTTCTCATCAAGCTCACCAGACTCCACAAGCTTTCTGTATGTAGGATGCTTCTTTACTTTCTCTATAGCTTTTGCTGTGGCCTCAACTACAGATACAGCACCGGCACCAACGTCAATAAGTTTATGCGTTATGTAATTGGCGAGGTCTATAAGGTCGGAAACAGTCTTCGGTGATATGGGAGCAACGGTGGAAAGGGTTATCTTATCGTAACCTTCACCAAGCAACTTCTCCTTTATCTTATTGAACATCTCCGAAGACTTTATCTTCATCTCTTCGGCGTCAATATTTTTCTTGCCTTGGTAGATATCCTTCACCTTATTTTTAAACTCGGTGTAAACGGGCCTTGATATTTTACCTTCCTCCTTCATCTTATAGGCGCGCTCAAGCATACCCATGAACTTTTTATCCTGAGCCTTAACGTCGGCAACCTTCATCGCCTCAATCTCATTGTCGAGCTTCTGTTTATATTCAGGGGCATCCTTTACAATCTCCTCAGTGGCGGTTGCAGGAACCTCTTCCTTTTTAGGTTCAGGAGTAGGTTCAACTTTCGCTTCCTTGGCCTTTTTTATAAAAAAATCGCTATACTTTGGAGTAATTTGATTATTATCATCGCCTATATTTATTCTATTTCCGTAAACATTACCATCAACATCTCTGTCTACAATTATTGAATTAACTGTTGCTAAACTTAGTTTTCCAGTTCTTTTTGATTTATAGTAAATAATGTCACCATTCTTTAAATCAAGAGATTTTTTTAGTGAAATTGGTTCAAAGATAGAAGACTCTTTATCTTTTTTAATCTTAGAAATGGGTTTAGGGGCAGGTTCGACTTTAGCCTTGGCTTCTTCATCGGCTTTGGCTTTTGCGAGTTTGTCCGCTTCAGCCTTGGCTTTGGCTTCCGCATCCGCTTTACCTTTGGCGGCTAATTCTTCGGCTTGTTTTTTGCCGGCGGCTTCTGCCGCTAATTTGGCATCGGCAGCGGCTTTGGCTTTGGCTTCTTCATCGGCTTTTGCTTTCGCGAGTTTGTCTGCTTCCGCCTTGGCTTTGGCATCCGCTTCTGCTTTAGCTTTTGCTGCTACTTCTTCGGCCTGTTTTTTTGCGGCGGCTTCTGCATCCGCTTTGGCTTTTGCAGCAGCTTCTGTGGCGGCTTTCGCTTTGGCTTCTTCTTCGGCTTTGGCTTTGGCGAGTTTATCCGCTTCAGCCTTGGCTTTGGCTTCATTGGCCTTTTTTCTTTTGGCAAGAATTTCTTGATTCTTCTCACTGAATTTATCAGCGATGACCTTATCCAAAAGCTTCTCTTCGGGAGACATCGGGCTTTCAATGTCAGGATTAGGATACAGTTCTTTTTTTAAGGCAACGAGTTCCTCAACCGGTTTTTCACGATATGACTTTTCGGTATCCTCTATTGTTGGAGTAGTTTCAGCAGCCGGTTCCTGAGCAGGCGTTACTTCCTCTTTCACCGGTTCTTCAATCGTTGGATTAAGTTCTACGGTAGGAGATTTACTTTCACCGGGAGCCAGTCCTGTTTCTGTTTTGGCCATTTTACTCTTCATCTCTTCCAATGCAGTCACCTGCTCATCGGAAGCAATGCCTTCATTAACGAGATCCTCAAGGAAAGAAATTTCATCCTGAGTATCCTGCTCGGCAGCCCTGTTCTCAAGGGTTATCTTTTCGGCGGCTTTCTTGCCGTCCTTTAAAGTCTTTTCAATTTTTTTGTCAATGTCATCCAATGACTTTTGCATAGCCTCACGCGTACCTTCGGAGATGGTCTCGTCGGCAATGGCAACCTCAATCTTCTTAGCTTTCTCGTTGAGTGATTGTATTTCCGATTTGCTCTCAGGTGTTATCTCACCCATAACCTTATTCTCCTCAGAGGCAAGCATAGCTTCCTGCTCGTTCAAGTCCTTGAGTTTGTTGTTTAGCTCAGGCTTAACGGCTTCGGATACATCGGGGCTTTTAAGGTCATTCATCACATGCTCCTTTTGAGCAAGTATCTCCTTAGCCTTTTCCTTGCTTTTACGGGTAACCATAACTTCAAGGGCCGCCGCCGGAGAGGTAGTAAGTCCACCACTTCCAAGTGCTACGAGGCCAGAGTCAAATACACCATCCATCAAGTTCTTCTCAGGGTCAACACCGGCATACTTATCGAGTGCATTTTGAGCAAAGGTATTCGCCATCTCTGAAAGAACGTCTTCGGCGTAAATGCCCAAGTACTTCTTCATCACGCTGCCGTAAGTCTTTTCAAACACTTCCTTGGCCGCCTCCTTGCCCAGTTCTTTTCCTGAGTCAAGGATAGTCTTCTTTATCACTGGACCCAGTTTACTGATACCCAATTCTTCAAAGGCCATCTCCATGCCTCCACTGAAGGCGGCGAGAGCTACCTTTTGGTCTTCAGGCATATCGGGAGCCTCCTCGTCAAGTTGCCTTTTCTTATCGGCACCAAAGGCCGTTGCTCCCACGGCACCCGCGGCCACCGGAGCTGAAGCCATACCCATAGCCAATGCTATTGATGTAGGAAGCGATTCTATAATCTGTTCAGTAAGTAGGCTAAGCCCCTTGTCCATGTCCTTGGAGGAACCCATGGATATCCCTTTCGATAAGTAATCGGTAATATCCTTATCGTATATTTTGCGTTGCTCGTCATAAGAACGCTTTAGGGCGGCTTCTAATTGATTTACCGGAGAAACCTTATCAAAGCCTGTCTGCTCAGAAATCTGTGCGGCAGAGGGCGCATTTGGTATGCCGAATGGCTCGTTGATAACCTTATTGGTTATCGTTGAAGCAATATCGTATATGAAGCCAGGGGTCTGTAAAATTAAGGAGCCTGTTTTTACCATTCCCCTTGCCAAGGCTTCTTTTTTGGGATTTAAAGCTTGTTGCTTGGCGGCGATGTCAGTATCAAAGTTGGTTATGTCCTTTGGAGTTGTTTCCAATGGAGATGTCGCAGACCTCAATAGGTCTGTTTGATTTGCAGGTATCTCAAGTGGTTTTATTGGATCACCGGGCGTAAATTGTTTTTTCTCTCCGGTATCACCGGAAAGATAATCAATCCCCGATAAATCCGAACCGCCACTTGTTGATGCCGATGTAGAACCACCCGAAAGTAAAGGTGACTGTGAAGCTAAAGGTTCTTTTTTTTTTAAGTACTTTTCATTAAAGTCCTTTGCATAAGTCTCCACGTCAGCCTGTGAAGCTCCGTTTTGGAGCATCATGCGAATACCTTCGTCAAGTTTCTTTTTATGGTTATCGTCAAATTCAGGCATAGTTATTCAAATATAGGCATGCCGTCAGCGCCAATGCCCTTGTATTTTTTTCCTTCTGTTGTTTTAGTAACCCTCTTTTCATTGGCTTTCTTAGCATACTCCTCAGTTTTCAGTCGCATGGACTCGTAATCCTTGCCTTTCTTATCGGCCTCACTGAATATACCGGCAATCTTATCGGTGCTAAAGTAAATAGTTTTTTGTTCACCAGGCTCAGAGATAACGTTTCCTTCGGCGTCCGACATCTCTTTCTTTGGAGAGGCCACGTTAAAGATAACGGCAGGCTTCATTTCGATGTCGTCGGTAGTTTCATAAACACCTCTCTTTTTCACGGCGGCAACTTCCTCATCGGTGAGGAACCTGTTTTCTTTTTTGTAGAAAGGCTTTACTCCTATACCTTGAATGTTACCTTTTACGTAACCCGTTTCTCCTCCGGCCACAGGCTCGCCATCGGCAGAAACCATGTCTTTGGAAACAGAGAATTTAAGTTCTTTCTTTTGATCGTCTGCATTTGCAGGGACATAATGCTCGGTGAATGAGTTTACCGTATTGCCACGCGAAACAACTTTTTCACCCGACTCAGAGACAACGCTCTTGTCGTCGTATGTACCTCCCTTGGGAAGTGTTTTTTGTTTTATGTCGAGGTCTTTAGTTTCTTTCTTCCAACCGGTTAAAGCTTTCCAGTTCTTCTCAATGTATTCAGGTGAGTACATTGAGCTTCCCTCGTAAATTTTCTTTAAATCCTCAAGGCCCGCAGCCTTCATCTCAGGAGAGAGTTCCTCAACGTGCTTTTTGAAAATCTTTATCGCTTCGGGGCTGCTTAAATCCTTCACGTCCGCCTCCGCCATCTTATCGGCGGTCATCGTTTTTAAAACATCTTGGGCAGCATCACTAAATTCCATGTCCGCGTCCATCTGTCTTAACTTAACACTGAGGTCCTTAAACTTTGGACTCGATGGATCGAGGGAGGCAAGCAATTCATTTTTTGTTCTTATAAGCGATGGGGAAATTACGGCTCCGTCGGCAACCCTCTTTTCGATACTGGCAATCTTATACACAACGGCATTGCCATTCTCCGCAAAGTCACGGAAAGATTTTTCCTTGGCCCAAAAGTCAGGGTTGTTCTCAAGAATGTATTTGGCCTTGTACGGGTCTCCCTTAGCTGCCTTCACAGCTTTATCCCAAGACTCGTTTATATGTCCAAAATATTTTTCTGTTAAGTTCTCATTTATGTTTACAAGCTTGGATGAAGGTGCTTTAAACTGACGTCTAAAGGTATCCAGTTGCTTAGCCTTTTCAAAGGCGGCCTTTTGTATTGCAGTATCACGTGCGTCAAGCATACCTATAGGAGCCAGTGCGCTTCCGGGTGCAAATAAAGTAGTGCTTCCTATTTCGCTTCCTGAGTAACCACCTACAGCAACATTTGAGTCGTAACCTGGGAAATAGTCACCTTGACTCAACAGTCCGCGTGATGGCGATTGGTTCATCTCATCAAAAGCAGCCATCTCTTCAGGTGACATGTTGAAGCCGGAAGAAACATCGTCGATGTTTACTTGAGGACCTGTATTTATGTTGTTTAGATTTGAAAGTATTTCCTTTGTATCTGGCATTACACTAAGGCTTCTGTTGGTTCTTGAAAATTCATTAAGTCTCCACTGTCAGGGTTTAACGTAGGGTCTCCAAGAACACTTTGGCTGGCATCAAAGGTATCAGTACCCATTGGCATTTGTGCTTGCGGTTGCTTGACAAGGCTTAGTAATCCCGCTGCTCCGGTGGCTAAGTTCTGTGAGGCCGCCGTCTTTTTACGGGCGTACTCAGCGCGCGCTTGCTTAGACCTGTACATTTCAAGTTGAAGCTTACGTGCCGATATTTTGTTGAGCATACCCATGTACATATTATCGTAGCCCATTTGTTTATTTTGGCCTATAGCAAGGGCTTGGTTCTTCGCTTGAGAAGCCATTTTGTTGGAAGCCAAAAGGCCCTGAATTACGGAAGCGGTATCACCGCCACCTGCCTCAATGATTGCTTGATTTGCGTTTGCGGCTCCTGCATCGGCGGCACTAATACCTTCGGCTACATCAGCACCGGTGGAAATAGAATTTTTCTTCTGTTGTATCTCAGCTAAAAAGGCAGCCTGGTTAGGATCAACGGCCTCCGGCATATTGGACTCAGCCTTTTTCTTTAGCTTGTTGGCCTGAATAGTTTGAAGGAGTCCTTGCGAAACGCTTAACGCGGCTCCTGCGGCGGGACCTCCAAGTACTGTTGCTGCTACGTTTGTTAAATTTGATAATCCAGACATTATGTTTTGATTTTTTTGTACTGCACAGCGAAATCGGTAATACTAAATTCCTCTGCTAAATTATGAATAATTCTCGTTATAATCAACCTTTCTTGAAATCTTGGCTCATTAACGTCAACGGCAGTATTTATCCTTGGCACATAATACTCATATCCACCGTAGTCTTTTATCCTTGAGTCAGGAACAGAACACTGAATAGTATTTGCTTCGAGCTGATCCACCGACTTAAAGAAGGCTACCTCAAAAGGCTTCTTTGAGGCGTTTAACCTCCATCGAATAAATTCTTTATCTGCGGATGGGTCCGGTGCGGAAGCAGTCACAGCGACAGCCTCTATAGGTTCTCCATTAATTTCGTATCCTACGTTAAGCTCAAATGTTTCACTATCTCTGTGTCCATAGGACTTGTTGCCTATAGAAGTGTACTTCTGAAAATCAAAAGCATTGGTTCCTATCCAAGTATTGTTCTTTTGACTAAATACAAAGGTAGTAGTCTCTTCGTCGATGGTGATGGTGAGGTAATACTGTTGCTTGTAAACATCGTAGAAAGCAGACAGTTTGTCATAGTTACCGGACGCAAGGAAAACCACAGCTTTTTTGTATAACTTGGAGTGGTAGTTCATTCTTCCAATGTCTATAACCTCGTTACCCATAAGTCGGTAAAGAGACTCGTTGTTCGGGAAGAATATAGCGCTTCTTTTTGCTTGGGCGCCGCCTTCAAGTTGTACAGGTACCTCGTTCTCTGCAATGCCATGCCACAGGTCACCGGGGCAACCGATACTTTTTGATATCCAGTACTCACCGCCGATAAAGCGGTCTGCGGCCATATAGCCTACATCACCTCCATTGAGGTCGGATAGAATGGTTTTACGCGTTAACATCAGGCATATTCCACCTTCGCAAATGGCGTATATGTTATCCCCTTTGTCGGTATTATCAATCCAAAGGTAGTTTATACGTCCCCTTCCATCCTCGATGTCGTAGCTGTTGTTTGCCGGGAATGTTTTTAGTCCCGGTGACACCTGATTGTTTAAACCTCTTCTGAGGCTCCACATACTTCTGTTGTGGTATATTGTATTCTCGTCGGTACCAAAGGCAGGCTTAGAATAATACTTCACCGGAGGCATTGATGAGTAGTCGGGATTTATGTTTTGGATGAAGCGGAACCCACCCCACTTCCAAATATCCTTTTCATCGGAGCCATAGTCATCAACATAATCGTCGAAGATATGGTTTTCAATAATCGTCTTGTCTACGTCCCATCGGTTTGGCCTGATGACGTAATTAGTCTGAGGGAAGAATTGATTCTTTCCAGCCCCGTTGTATGCAAGGTGTATCGCTGAACGAGACTCACAGGTAAACATAACGCATAACTGGCGTATGTAACCAAGAGTAAACCACTCCTTATCCTGAACAGCATTAATAGAGGCTCCGGCCTTTCTTATGGTATAGTAACGTGGATTGATTTTAAATGTCTTGTAAGGAAGTCCGTTACCCCAAGCAAACTGATTTTCGGCAGCGTCATCACGGGCGCTTGCCTGTCTGTCTATTGGAGCAAAGATGGACTCACCAATAAATGTATCACCTCCAAACACACGTATAGGAGCCGTCTTATCGTATCTCACCATGATAAAGCTTTCTGCCGGCGGCACCGATCCGGTAACGTCAAAGTTTATCGTCCAAAAGCGACTTTGGTCATCTACGTTTGTATGTGTATAAACACCGTAAACATCACCGTTGTAAGTGCCGGTGAAAGATATGGCGGCCTTTATAGCGTTTATCTGAGCCGTTGTTTTAAACGTTACGTTGAGCCACTTCTGAACCGTTCCATTGGCAAGCTTTACGTATACATATCTGTCAGTAGAAGCGCCGTATCTTGTTGAGTCGGGGGCAGGGATACAATCTTCCCATCTCTCATCAACGAGGGGAAATGACTGATTTGCTTGTCCATTAGACTTTCCGATTATAGACTCAAGCTTTTGGTAGTGTGATGTGGCCATGTATCCTTGAGCATCGGTGTCTTTTACGGATGCTCCGGTACGCACAATGTTTACTACGTAAATAGGCTCAGTGAAATTTTTATTTCCGGCATCACCGAAGTTAGTCTCCGTAACATCTCCGGGGTATACGTTTGCATATACATCACCCTCGGTAGTTATTTCAATGTAGTTGCCGCGACCTTCAGCCTTTCTCTTTACTTGAGACATACTGAAGTATCGGTTTCCTTTCTCCGCAGTACCACTAAAAGAAGTGGGTGCCGAGCCGGTATTTCTGTACAGTTGGTAATCGACATACCTAAACCCATCAGAGCCACTTATTCCAAATCCACTGGACTCACCTGGATTAATCAATGGGCCGGATGCAAGGTCGCGTATCATCCTTACGTAAGATATCATGTCCACGCAGCGATCTCTTTGCTTTTCGATAAGGTTATCCTCAGCAGAATAGTACTCTGAGAAGAACCCCAATGGAGACACAAACTGTAACTGGTAGTTCTGTGGGTTGTCAATGATGTCGTTAAGCGTTTCACTCGATACTATGCCGTGGTCGATGTCAGGGCTGTAGAACCAAAATTTATTTGTTTCCTTGCCACCAAGGTTGTCATTACCAACGGCGTTAAACTTGGCCTGTATCATTGAGTAGTAAGCAAGTCCCTGACACACTACTCTTCCGGCGGAAGGAGTTCTTACAATAGAAAAAGCTTTTGCCCATTCAGGGATATTGTCTACGCCGCCAATCATCATGCCCATGCTGAAATACCTTGGAGCAAATCCTACAGGTGTATAGTCGCGTACATTTGAATCCTCTACAGGCACAGGGCCAGTAAAGATGTTTTCGGTAGAAACCTTTGTGTTTACTATAAAGTTGTGACCGGTTACATCGGTGTCATTTTCTCCTACTGGGCGGAATGGTTGGTATGAAGTAGATACGTTGCTCAGTGAGTCAACGCGAGCACCGTGATTTTCAATCTCTGCATTTGTCTCATCACAGTCCCAGTTCACTCCAAATGGAGATTTTACTTTTGTACCGGTAGTTCCTGTGATGCGACCTCTTTCAATAATATTTTTAAAGTCACACTTGGCGGCCTTAGCAACCGCTTCTCCAAGGTCAAAAACCTCATGCGTGGAGTCAACGGTGCTGATGGCTGTCGTTGCCGCCTTCACCACATTGTCAAATGAATAATTTTCGGTGTTTGTGGATATAGGATCTCTTCTGTTTGGAAACTGATAGTCTTTGAGGTCCGGTATCTTTGAGGCGTATCCACTGTTACCTACACAGTCGTAAAAGTTAACTGCAAATCCTGCCTTCTCACCACGCATCTCACTTCTGCGATACACGGCGTTCCAAGGGTCTTTATGTCCTGCCTGACCAATAGTGTCAATCACCGGAAATCCTTGCTCTCCATTTATTTCAATAAACGTAGGGTCAGCCTCCTTGGACTCCACCTCGATATCAGAAAACACAAGTCTCCGGTCATAATACTTAACGGACCCTGCGGACTTAATGTGTGCGAGCTGACGTACTTGATCGGTTTCAGAAACGTCTATGTTTACATTGGACTCCTGAAAGTCTATGTAATCCTTAACGCTTATTTCTCCTGGGGCGATGGCTATCTTAGCGACAATCTTTCCGTTTGGAGTGAATGTTATTCCGGCGCCTTGGTTATAGGCAGTCCTTTTAATTTCAATGTAATCGTAGTTGTACAGGTTTGTTACCCTGAAGCGTATCTTTGGAGCGAAAGAAGTTACCGACTCAGTGTTTGGATCCGAGCCGTAAGTTTTTACCCATGGGTACTCTCTGCTATTTGTCGATAGCGACTGAGGTATCGGTATCATTGGCGTGGCCTGAGAGAAGCTTGTTTTGTCTCCATCTACAGTTGAGTACCTTAGTTCGTACTGATAATTTCCTACGGGGCCACCGCCGCCACCGCCTACATTTACAAGCTCAATGAACATCGGCATGTCGAGTGCCGACTGAACGTTTATATTGTAAAGCTTTGCGTCGAAAGCAGTGAAGTACTTGTCCGTTGATACCGACGATACCATGTCAGCAACATCAAACACAAAAGGAGTTATTCCCCTTCCGGCAACAAAGACCTCGTTATACGAAGACTCGCTTTTGTCGAGTTGCAGGTGATTATTCTTGGTGATGTTAAAGCCTACTGAAGACAACACCACAACACCATCCACGCGGATGATACCCGGTTGTCCTGTAGTACTTCCCCAAAACTCAACAAGGTAGTTGTTTACTCCAATAGAGCCTACGCACTCATACCCTGAGTAGCTACCTGTGTTGGCATACAGAAGTTGCTCTCCTTTTATTTTGTTTAGCTTACCGGTTTTTCCGTCGTTGGAGGTAGGCTCCATATTATGAGCATCAAGGTATACTCCGGACGCCTCATTGGAAAAAACGATTTCCTGAGCATTGTCGTAGTTAGCTCCTGAGAAAAATGTCTGTATTTGAGAGGGATGATTTTCTGTGAACATACGTTATCTTCCTGTTGCCCACCCTCCTCTGGATAGGTAGTGATTTAATTCATTTCGCTGAGACTCATTCATTGACCGGGCGAGCATTATAGCTTCGTGCCATGACCCTCTTACTCCGTTCTTATCAAGCCTGTTTGAATAAATTTGATGTAAGTACTGAAACACCTTTGCTTTCTCCGGCTCATTGGCCATCCTGAAGCGAAGGGCCGCCTCGGTGATAAAGTCTTCAATGGCCGTTTTAAAGTAAATAGGGATTATAGGAGCATCAAAAGCACTTGAGCCCGTTCCACTATAATGAATATGTATCATGTTACCGGCGCCCCTACAATTAGAAGATAACATCAGCTTATTCATCTGAATGTTATAGTAAAGAAGGTCTAAGCCAACATCTTGGTCTTCGGGGATATTGTCGGTTATGATTGAATTTGATTGGAAGATAGGATCATTTCCATTGTTCCACTTATTGTTTGCAATGCTTCCAAATCCTTGGGTATAGTAATTATTTTTCCAATACACCTTTTTAGATTTCTCGATAACGCACTCTGTTCCTGAGAAGATGTAAACGTTCTTTACAGAAAAGCAATCATCGGGGAGATCCACCGACAACCCTCTTTCCGGGAAAGGAATATTTTGACGTTGCTCACTGAAGTGAGATGCCATGTTTAAGTCCCTGAAGGCATCGCGTATCAACGACATATAAAAACCCTTTGGAAGGTAGTCAAATGATATGTCACCGGCATTACCGGCAGCGTTAAATATAAGGCTTTGTGGTGTTACGTAGTGGCCTGTATTCATTACTCGTTATTTTGGTTTACGCTCGCTATTTTTGGTATCTGCTTTGACTGGGGGTTTGAGGCGTCATCGTCCCCATCATTTGTCTTATCGCCAGGGAATAAAAACGAGAAGCGCGCAAGGTCAACAACAGTTCTCTTTAAATCCGAAAGAAGCTCGTCAGGGAAGAAAAACTCCTTGTCGAGGTCTATCTTTTCAAGTGGGCTGATAGTAAGCATTAACCCGGCCTCAACGTATTCAACGGGAACATTTTCTATCCCTACGATGTAAACGATTGGACCCATGCGATAAAAGTAAGGGTCTGAGGCGCTCGGTGAAGTAAATTCGTTTAAGTTGAGCCATTGTATTTGAGCCGGCTTTATTCTAAATATTGTCTTCTTGTGAAGTTCCGGTATCGTTTCATTGGGGTCATAGTACGCAAGGAACTCAATACCCTTATCGCGATCAAAGTCAAAAATAGCTTCTGGTATACGGATAAACTTTCTACCCTTTACAATTTTAGGGTCTGAATTATCGGGGGCCGTTTCTACGGGGATACCTGCAAATGGAACAACAAAGGCACCTGAGTCTCTTTTCTGATTGTGCTGACCAAGCATCTTATTGGCCACGATGATTACCCAGTAAGCTATTTGCGCTTTACCGACAACCTTATCATCGAATGTCTGCTTTATCGTTGTCCTTATCTCATCGACAACTATTCGTAATCTTTCGGCCATTATCTAAACAGTGAAACTAATCGGTTTATGTTTTGAGAAGTAACACCATAAAGATTAGTTCCATCTGACTGCTTTTTGGAAATACCGTTAAGTGTAATCTCAGTTATCAACTCGGTCAGCGATTCAGGAAATTCAATGGTATCGTTCACCGTTGATACCGGCGTCGGATATTTTAAGTAGGCCATGGCCACAAGTTCATTTGCTACTGCCGGGCGAATCGTTATCTTAACCTGATCGGCACCGGTATTGTAGGAAGTAGAAGAGTAGTTTGCAAAGTCAAGGTATCCATACTCAGCAAGTCCACCTTTAAGGTTACTGTTACCGGCCATGAAAACATTGTCTTCATTGTCATTCCACTCCTCAAAAGTAAGTCTCCTGGCGGAGTGTACACTTGATACAAATGAAAGGTCTTCTCTGAAAATAGACTCCTTATCTTCCTTGGACCCTTTACCAAAAACGTTCTTACTTGTCTTTGGCTTTGGGTACACGGCAAATAAAGTCCATAAAGAATGACCCACCTGAGCTTTATTGAAGGCTACACGCGAATACAAGTCGGCCTGCCATACTTTTACGTATGTTAGGTCTCTTAGTACTTCAGGGGCGATTTTTTTCTGTCCAAAGGCTTCGTTTAACCAAGAAACAAGTATCTCTACAGCTCCGTTTAAGTTGGGCTTTATGTCTTGGTTGAATTTATATCTATCGGAATACTCGTCGTCCAATGCGGCAAGAACTCTCTTCTGTATTTCAAGGACTTGAATAGACATGTACAAATATACATTTTTTTAATTTACAAATAAAAAAAACCCTTGAAATCTCAAGGGTTTTTTATTAATGATCTTTTTAAACTAACACTGCCGGATGGACTTATTCAAAATGTGAATCTTTTCGTTGGTTTTGGCGGTTGAGTTTTTGTATAGATTAGCCGAAACATATCTGACTCGCCTATAACTCTGTTCTACCGGTTTTCCAACGGTTACCTTTTCGGAGCTAATGGTTACAACACTTGCATTGAGTTCATTACTCGTGAGTAAATAACTGCCCGGATTTTCATAGGCAACTGCTTCAAACACGTAGCTGTCAACAACGCAAGCCACTTCTGTTTTCGACTGAGAAAAACAATCCTCTTTAAATTCGCTTTTACACGAATGATAATTGCTTCCCGTGACGCTTAATGCAAACCCTACTAAGAGAAACATTAAGATTTTGATTTCTTTTTTCATTATTGCAAATTTAACTATTGTTATTTAATAAAGCAAACTTTTTTAATCTCGGCTTCCGTTGAGCAGTAAAGCTTCTTTGTCAACCATGGCGATTTTGTTTCTTGCCGCCTGAACATTCTGCTTGTCCTCGGCCTCCCACATCTTCATGGCGATGTTACCTCTTAAACTGGCAACGTCTTCGGATTTTTGGATACCGTACTCATCGGCTCTTTTGTATAGGTCGTTGAGATCCATGCTTTTGAGGTACGACATAATCTCCGCTACGCGTGATGCCTTTTGAGCATCCAGGTTAGCCATAGACTTCGACGTTTCATAGAAGTATGACCCGTAGAAAGAATGTTCTCTGAGCCACTCAATTTCCTTTTTGCTGTGGCTTCTGTACATGGAGATATGCGAAATACCATCGTACTTACCTTGCTGAATACGGCGCGAGGTAGCCCACTCAAAGAAGATAGATTTTTTATTAAATGGAAGTCTTACAGGGACACCCTTACGGATATCTCCGGAGATAACGTACCCTGAGAAAGGTGCAAAGAAAGCAACGCCTTCCTTAACGTAATCTTCGACAGGGATGGCCTCTTCCTGAACACCCTGGCTGTAATCAATGTCTTTTTGGTTTTTTGTAACTACTTGAAGAATTTCTTTAAGTTGTTCACCGGTGATGCCGGCAGGTAGCTTTTCCTGCGCAAGCTCTCTTTTTTTAAGCTCTTCGAGTTCTTCTTTGAGCCTTTTCAATTCGGCAAATAGGTTTTGCTCTTCTACCTTTTCATTTTTTTCAGGTCCACTATTAGGAACATCTTCTTTTTTCAGAGTCATGTGTTTTTTCTTTTTAGTTATTAAATAAGGGGGACGCTATTAACGTCCCCCTTTATTGATTACTGGATGTCTAAAGAGAAAGATGCCAGTGGATTGTTGAATTGAAGTGATAAGTTCGCTTCAACCCAGAAATCTTGGAATCCTTCGCGGGTACCCTTATCGCCTTTGTCCAAGGTGCTTCCTGAATCCATCATTGGCAATCCCTTCATTTTCACAGGAGAGATTGATTCCAAGTCAAGAACTAAAAGCTTTCTTGACCATGATGCAGGGAAGCATGAACGTTCCTTGAACAGTTCACAAGGTACCGGTACAAACTTCATTGTTCCAAACTTGAACTGGTCAAGGTTCATGGAAGCAATGTTGTCGTTTGGAGCGTAACGAATTTTGTCGTCCTTGTAAACTTTGGACAATTCGTAAAGCATCTCGTCAACACCGAAGATGAAACGGGTGCCACCAGCTTTTTTGTAGTTGGTTTTGAAGGCAAGGGTTTCAAAGTCAGAACGCAATGCGGCCAATGAAGGAGTTCCTTTCATTGATCCGGCGGCAGTCATGGTAGGTAAGATACCACCCATTGTTTTACCGGAAACACCGGTAGAACGAGTGAACTCACCGCGAACACCATTGAAGAACGAAACGAAAAGGTCGGTACGCAACTGCTCAATTTTTTCTTGCTTGTCGAGCTCAAGGTAATTGGTGGTGCCTTGGTTTTTCCACTTCAGCAACTCCACTTTACCCCAACGCTGTGCGCGCAAGAACAACTCGATGTAGTTGTAACGGGTGATGGTTTCCATTCTGTCAAAGTGACTGAATGTCGATTCGCCGTCAGCATTAAATGCCGATTTGATAGCGAAAACATCACCGGCTGTTACGGCAGGTAATCCCTTACCTGTTTGGGAAGCAACGGTAACATTGGTACCACTCACAGAACGGATGATACCCATTGTTCCATCGGGATAGAAAAAGGTATCGTTAGGCACAGCTCTTTTTACGGAGTCGGCGGTCACCGGAATGGTTTGGGTCACCTCTGCGCCTGCTGAAGCGTTAGCTGCGGCTACACCTGAAGCAGCTTCCATTGGAGTGCGTCCAAATGTTTTTTCAAGGAACTCAAACTCATCCGATCCGTACTCCATAGGAGTCTTCTCGAAAAGCAATTTCAGGGCGTAGTACTGTTCAGGTACAGCCGAGTAAATGAGTTTTTGAATGGCCTTCTGTAACAGAATGGTTTCTGTTACGTTATTGGCTGTTGCCGAGTCGTTTTGATAGTTTGACGACTGCGGATTAGCTTGGACGTTACCGTATGGTGATCCGCCCGCGCCTGGTTGGTATGTTCTATTTGACATAGATGGGGTTAGGTTTTAGATTTTTAAAAGGTTTTTTGACTTTGCTTTTCGAGTCTTTCGAGCTCTTCCAGCTTTTGTTTTGTCTCTTCTGAAATCTGTGGTCCTTTTCCTCCGGTCTTTTGAACCGGTTTTGTCGTATCTGCTGATCGAGTAAGAAGCTCTTCGTTGATTCTTGTCTCTGTCTGCGATGACGCTATTTCCATCATTGTCGATATTTCGCTTTTTCCGTGCATGAGCATCAGCAGCTTTTCGGCTGCGTCTTCTTTTGCAGTTCCATCACTATTAAAAACGAGATTGAGAACACTTTGAGGGCCACCTTCAAGGATTTCTTTGACGCTTGTTACAACGCCTTCATCCGTGTCAGGGAAGCTCTGCTTTAGATAACTCAAGGAATTGGTTATGGCTTTTTTTGAGGACTCAAGTCTTTCTTGGGCTCTTTTTGCTTCGCCAACACTCTTGTTATCGTGTGCCTGTTTCTCTATTTTAAATTTATCGAGAGATGCTTGTTTTGCTATTTCTAATGCTTGGGACGGAGTTTCCTCCGCGAAGTCAGCATCAGTGAACTTGTTTGGAAAGTAGTAGTTCACTAAGGCTTTGGCGTCCTGCTTCTCTGCCGGCTGCTTGAAATCAAACGGAGCCTTTTGAAGCAACACCTTACGGAAATCTTCCCCTGACAAGTGAGCCTTTGCAGCCTCAACAAACTCAGAAGGGAGCAATTCTTCCCATAGCTTTTTAAAATTGATATTTTCTTCTTCCAGTTTCTCGGCGTTTTGAGCCTTCACCCGGAATTTATCTACTGATTCAAAGAACTTTGGGACCTCCTTAATGTCTTTTAATTCAATCCCATATTTTGACTTTACTGCCACGAGGATGTCCTCCGGCTTTTCAATAACTAAATCAGATCCTTTTTTTGGCGCCTTTATTCCAAGGATACTTTTCTTTTCTGTTGCCGGCGGAGTTTGTTTTTTAGAGTCCGCCTCATTTCCTTCGGCACCACTTTTATTCTCTTCACCTTCGGCCCCTTGACCTTCTGCTCCTTCGGCACCGTTACCTTCACCTCCGTTATTTTCAGTGCCACCCTCGGCGCCTTCGGTACCTTGGTTTTGGTTTTCTTGGCCCTGCCCTTCTCCACCGGAAACTTGTCCTTGGGTGTTGTTAGGGGTTACTTGCTTTTCAAGTTCTGAAAGTTCTTCTTCAGATAACAATCCGCGCATCGCTTCGAGTCTCGGATTTGAGTTTACTTGTAACTGTTCGTTGTTCTGATCTGGCATGGTCTTTAATTAGAATGATTCTAAATAGTGATTGCAAATATAACTTGTTTTTTGATTATTTACAAATTATTTGCTTTTTTTATTAAAATATTCTCAGCTTTTTTGTTTGTGCCTGCAAATTTACCGAGCTGCTTTATAACCTCATTTTCCTGCTTTGCTTTTAGTTCAGTGAGGTGTTTTATGTCTTCCCTCGCTAAAGCTTCGTTTTCGGCGTCTATGGACATCTGTTGTTCCATCTCTGCCTTTTGCATTAATTGCTGCTCTTGGGCGGCGGCATTTTTCTGGCTCATGCGGCTTATTTCCTCCTTCTCGGCGGCGTATTCACGGATAGCCATGGCAACCTCATCCGGGTTGGACCTACCCCAAAGGGAGGCGGCTCTCTTATCGTCGATCATCATTCTGTCTTTAAGTAACAGTATCATTTGGTCGGCCTGAGCAGCGAGCATCTCATCAGAATTTTCTCTTTTTATGAATACCCTGAAATCTTCGGTACGCATATCCTTGGATATACGGATAATTTCGGCACCTTCATCTCCAACGGCAATGGCGAGGTTTCTCTCGTTATCACAGTATATACGTTTACCTACGGTGCATATCGACTGAAAGCACTGGCGGTAAATTTGAGTTATGGCATTGTAAAAAGGCTCCTGCATCAAAGAACCCCTTTGTATCATCAGTTGGGTAACACCAACGAGCTGATCGCTTCCCGTAGACTCTCCTTTCAGAGCATCGTTCACCCCGGTCATCTTTTGGGTATAGCTTTTCATGGCGTCGATGATATTGAATAGCACTGTGGTGCCATTCTTCACCGTTCCGTCGTATGAGCCGATAACGTTTTGCACTCCGAGGCCCTTCGTTCTCACTCCTATAGGACGGGACTGATTTATGTCCATTAAGAGTTGTTTTTCGTCCTCCACCAAGTCTTTATCATAAACGGTGCCTGAACCCCTTGAGTTGTTCATTTGGTTCTCAGCGATGGAGAGCGTTCTGTTTATGAGCCTTTGTGGGTCAATAGCATCATCAACGGGACTCATTATCTCCCCGTCAATGTACCCCCAACAATAAACCTTGTAAGGAGACTTCACGCTGTTGTACTCCATTGTTTCGGTCTCTTGGTATGGAGCTATCCCCCAGTTACCAATGATGTCCGTTAGAGCATCTCTTTCGGCCTGACTTTCAGTTACCGACCCAAGTATTTCCTTTGGAATTATCTGACAAGTGCGTAGAACGTCAAAGTACCTTTTTTTCTTTATCTGACCTCCAAGGGCTCTTTTAGCTTCTATGGTGTCAACTTTTACGAGGTCTTTGTCGGTGTATCGCGGTGTTGTCTCTCCCTCGTATACGTAGTTGATTTTTGTCAGTTTATTGTAACCATACTGATCCTTCACATAGCCATACTCTTCAACCTCGGTATCTCTCCAATACATTGTAAATAATGGCACACGGCCATTGTTCATGCGGCTTGTTTTGCCGTTTATTGTGAATCCTTGACCTGAGTATAACCTGGCGAAGTTATCAACAGCTTTTTTCTGCTCGGCGGAGAGGTTCTGACAAATCTCATATATTTCCGGTGGCGTAAGCTCAACGAAGTCACCCCAAAAGGCAGCATCGCTGTGGTCATTCATGATGCAGCTATTGTCAAATAAGTAGTTCTCTGAAGGAACGATTTTAAACTCTTGGTGTCCAGCGTACTCAAAAGTCTTTATTACAGCACACCCGGAAAGAGCCATCTCTTCGGATATCTTGTCCTGAGTCTCAATAAACCGGTTACGCTCAGAAACGTATCTGAGTAAATTGTTTATCTGACGAACATATTTATCTACGTAGGTATTTCTGAATATAGCGGCTGTCTCGGCCTCGTTGTCACCAACGGGTAAATTCTTCTTTATTTGCTTAGCAAATGGGTTGGATCCATCGTTGGCCACTTTGGTGAAAAGCTTCATCCTTCCAAGCTCTATCTCCCTTCTGTTTATTGACATTGGGGATACTGACTTTGCTCGGTAGCTTATGTTCATTCTTATGGCGTTTCCACGATACTGAATAATCATGGGCCTGATTATGTTGTCAACGACAGAAAGACGGTTCCTATCCTCGTTATTATCATCCTTGAGGAATGTGTCTATGTCTTCCTTATCACTCCATTGGTTACCAACATAGAAACGCTTGTTTTTTTCTATTTTATTGAGCCAGTTGGTGTGTTTGTAGTTATTGCACTGGCCTATGCAGTACCGCGCGAACTTAACGTGATAACTCTCGTCTTTCGATGAGTTTATCATTTCGGGGCGCTGCTCGGAAGGGGTTAAGTAAAACATTATTTTTTCTTTTGGTGGTATTTATCTATTGGCTTTATTCCTGATTCCGTTTTCTTTTCCACTATTCCAAATCCATCCTCAAGCTGTCTCAGTATGTCGGGTAACGTCTTTGACGCCGTTGTTACGATGTCTATGTACTGCTTCTTTGCTGACCAATCCACTTCATCGTCACCGTCCTTATTTTTAAACAAGAAATCTTTATCGACATCTACGTTGATAATCTTTTCCATGTTGACAAAGGCTTTCTGCATCATGCTTTTGGCCATTAACCTTGCGTCGGTAGAAAATCTTTCAAATCGACGTATGGCCACGCGTACTTCATCTGGGAGGTCGTTGCTTGCGTACTGTTGTACCTTTTCCTTGTTGCCTTTAAATGCTTTTGAGGCGGCTGAGCGTAGTCGTATGTATATGTCAGCATCCTTATCTACTGGGGAGCCGTCAATACCCATGAGCCATGAGAAATAGATATCCTCATGACTCATATTTTTGAAGTCAGGGTCTTGCGCCAACTCTGGGTGTGAGCGCATTATGGACTTACCGTTCTTTGGCCCAAAGAGTATCGGTAGATCATCTTTTTCGTCTTCGACCATTTACTCTATTCTCTTTTTTACTTGAATCCTTGAAAGCTTGTTGTCTGCACCGCGAACCATCTTGTATTCGTATACGTACTTTGACTTTGACGACGATAGGTTCTTGGGCACAAGCTCAGGGAAGCATAGTTCAGCACAAATATAAGCATAAGTTGCTGAAAATAAAGTATCATCCATAAAATGTTTCCTATTCACCGGCCCCCACATCTGCTTACCATTCTCAGACACCTTGCAGGTGAATGTCTTTAGCTGCTCAAATATTACGGGGATGTAAATGTTGCCGCCGTAGAAGTTTATCATTTCAAACATCCTGTGAATGATGGCCTGATTACGCTGTCCTTTGTTATCTATACCGACCCCTTCATTTATCGTTGTGTTGTTTTGAAGGATGTCCGGTAGTTGGTAATTGAGAACGAGCTCCCTGTCAAAGTTTTTATTTTTGAGGTAGTCGGTGTAAGAGCTTCCGATGTTGGACTCAAGGAGTTCGTGAACTCTCTTTTTTGTTTGGCTTGTATTGTAGTACATTCCCAGGAGCGTTGCCTGAAGGAACACCTGTGGGTAGTCGGGCACGCGCCAGTCGAGTACCGCCGACAGTGTTTTAAACTCCTTGTCCCATATAGATGATGAGAAGTTAGAGCTTCCGGTGTACGTAGCTATGGGGTCAGTCCCTTGGAAGTATCTGTTTACCCATTCTTTTGATGGGTGCATGAATATCGTTACGGAGGCTCTTCTATCGAAGTCATCGGTAGGGATGAAGTTAACGCCAATTATTTTGTAAGGGACATCGGATCCTTCGGGCATAGGCTGCGCTGTGTCGTATACCGGTTCAAAGTATCCCCTTTCGTATAGGGCCTGTCCTTTTTTGAAGTTACGGGCCTCTCTTATACGCTTGAGCTCACGCTCGATATACTCATCATCAACGAGTGTCTTTGCTGACGTTCTGAACACGTCGGATAGCGACCGTGGCCACGACTGATGAAATTCAGTTATGTGCTTCTTGGCGTCGGGGTCCTGCTCGTTGTTTCCCTTGGCGTAGGCCACAGCTTTCTCTCTCTCGTAGTCGGCTTCAGTAGCTCCAAATCGGCATGTCCAGTCAAGGAAAATAGGAACTATGGCCGAGGAGAAGTCTCTCTCTTGCCATTGCTTCATGATGGCCATGAACTCGGTCTCAAAAGCTTTTCCGCCCTTTTCCATCTCACCGCCCGTTCCCCAGAACCAAAGGCGGCGTTTTATCTCCATCTTTTTTGTTTTGGGGTTTGTCCACATCATCGTTGGACGGGCGTTGCCTATCATGATGCCAAGGATACCGATATTCCCGGCCTCGTCAATTTTTACTTTCTGTGGCGCTCCCCCGGCGATGGCCGTTCTCTTTGGTGCTACTACCAATATCTTTGAGCCTACCCCTTCCTTTTTACCTTTTTCTGTTTTATAGCCTATCTTAAAGAGGTTATCGCGTTCATTGAGTACGTTGGGGCGCATCCACGATGGGAGCTCGCTAAAGGCAAACTTGAGCTTATCCTCGAATATCTCCTCTGCCTTATCGACATCCTCGGTGATAAACTTCATGAAGTGGTTGGACTTAAACACTACGTCGCGTACGTCGAGCATCATGAGTGTTGTTGTCGCTGCTATCTGACGACCCTTGGCGATACCTACGGAGTAACCGCAGTCGTCGAGGTATGCAAAGAGCTCATGTACGGGACGGGCCACGTACTTAACTGTCCCGGACTTATCCTCGGCATCCCCTTCTTTATAGTATCCGTATTTGTTGAGGAAGTAGAGAGCGTTTTCATCACAGCGACGGAGCTCTTCCATGAAGAAGTCGTACTGCTCGTCTTCATCTTCAAACTGCGTAAAGCTTTTGTTTTCGGAGAGCCATTGGTATGCCTGCTGGCAGTAGAGTGTGAACTTACGGTACTTTATTTTGTTTGTAAATCCATTTTGGTTTATGGAGTCTATCCACGCTATAAAGTCGTCTTCATGCTCGGTAGTGCTTTTTGGTGCCCATTCATCCCTTGTGATTTCTTGGTCTCTCCCTTCAAATAAGTGTCCATAGGTACTTCTTCTCTCTTCAAGTTCCTCGGAGGTTATTATCTCGATATTGCTTTCTTTTATTACTTTGTCTACCTCTATAATGTCTATGCGGGAGTCCGCGAGGCGGCTCCCTTCCGTTTGCATATTTAAAAGGGTATGATTTACATTATCAAAGATGTCATCGGTGATGTCTACAGGCTTATTTTTCTGTATCCTACCGTGTTTCTTTAGAAGCTCGATATTGTCGTTGCCTATGTATATTTCCTTTCTGTAAAGGTCATATAGGAAGTCCAGGTGTGACTCACTGACAATCTTTTTGAGTTTATCCTTCGGTATTTCAGGTGTCTCTTCTACCATTTTTTCTCTGGGTGTGGGCAGGACTCAAGAACTTGACGTAGCTTTGATTGTAGTGGGCATCCACAGAGCTTACATCCAAGACCTTTTATTTCCTCAATCCTTTTCTCTTCAGGGATATAGTTCTTGAATGGGTACTCCGTTGTAGACTGATCGCAGGAAGCACATATCTTAGCTCTTACCTTGGCGAGCTTCTCGATGTCTTTTGAGGGGAAGGTAAAGTTTTTCCAGCCGGAAACAATAGCAGCGTAAATTCTTAAATTCATGGTCGGTTTTACAAAAGTAAGTTTTTTTTTGATTTTAAATAAATGTTTTCTAATTTTGCGTTTAAGTAATCCAACATTGAAAAGAAATTTTAATACTAAAAAAGTAATACTGCCCCTTTGTTCAGATGCCGGTTGGATGGCTATGAGCATTGGGGCTTTTACTTTTACATATTTATTGGTGTTCTTAAACGCGTTGACCAATCGCCTTTGTAAAGCGAATAACCTCAACAACAAAAACAGTTTGAAACCTATATCCGAGCAATGGCATCAAGGGTCCAACTCGGCAACAAACTCATACCTGAACTTTAATCAGGGGGAATTTCAATAAATAGGGTACACGGTTGCTAAACTGGTGTATATAGAAAAGCCAGTAAAGCTTAAATTTAAAGATAAAGTTTTTTCTGAGTAATCAGTGCTTTAATTTGAAGGGATTGACGTGTACAATCAGGCTGACTAAAACCACTAAAAATCCTTTTCAGGAGGGATATGAGTGGTAAAACCCTTGTATTATCTAATCTAAAAATGAGAAAAAAAATAAAAATCAAAAAAGCGGAGTTAGTGCCTGATAATCACGGGTTTCACATAAAAATAACCATGATTGGACTATACGACGAAAACGGGAAATGGATAAAGTGGACCAAGCTCAATGAAAGTATGCTTGAGCTTCTCAAAAGCAAGGAGATTTATTTAGAATGATTCTAAATTTCATTTTTTTTACTGTCCATGTATACAACATAAAAAAATATCTTCTATATTTGTATCCTATTAAACATTTAAAAGCTTAATCATGGCAAGCACAAATCAAATTTTTTATTTTCCAACGTCTATTGCTGGTAACGCAAGCAACGTAAGCATTGACAAAACTACCGGCTGTAACAAGCGTGACATCGCGGCTATCGGAAACACTCCGGCTGAGTACCACTTGGTATTCCCGCAGGATGGATCTCCTGCCGTAGTTGTTCGCTTTGCTACTTCTACCGCCCGTGATATTGCCTACGCAGGCTTTATGAAGGATTACGGTAACTCTATCGTAGGAAGCTAAACCATACTATTTATCTGTTGACCGGCACAACAGATAAAGACACTCTCCATTAATAGTGGGGTAGTAGAAACGACTCTTGCATGTGTTCTGCCGGGATACTTGTTAACGAGTCGTTTTCTTTTTTAACCAATAACAACAACATATATGAACACTGAAAAGACTGAAATTATCGACGAGTTTAAAATCCCCTTCGGGACAAATAAGGGATATCCCTTCCACTGCCTGCCATCGCGTGTATCCGTTCCTAACAGAGTGGAGCTAACGCTTTCCGATGACAAGAGAGTTTTTATCGACGTGGACACAGAGGTGTTTCCTACCTTCAACCAGGTTATTGATGAAGAAAAAATCAAGGGTGATGAGCCAACGCAAACACGCACGGCCTTTGAGGACTTCCTTCTCTTCCGCCTGTACGAGGTTACGGAGGCGCTGAACATGGCCGAGGGTCAGATCATCGACATCTTCAAAGAGAAGCCTTTCATCCCCGAAGCCTTTGGCTTTTACGTAGCCCATAAGAATCAGAGTATCTTTGAACAACCGGTACGCATTTACTTCTCGCAGTACAACCCAAAGATTGCCCTTTTCCGAAAGCCTGCCGATGTTAACGATAAGTCGTGGGACCCTTCGATATGGACCGTTCAGGTATTCGGGGAAGATGGCGTTGTTGTCCGCGATGAGGACGTAACGTTCCCCTCACACAGGGTGGCCTACTCTTACTTCCTTGCCCGTAGAATACAGGTGGAGGATCAACAAACAACCGAGGAATTAACAACAACTAATCAATAACCTATTGCCGTGGCCCCCTGCACAGGCGGCTGACGAAAGTCTCTCCCCTTCATGCTGTGACCAAAGTGATGTGCTGATTGGTTACTTAAATGGAGGGGAGGCGCGGCAAACAAAAAACAACAACCATGATAGAAGACATCCCACTCATCATTCCGGTTTTTAATCAACCGACGTACCTACGAAACCTAATCACCTGGTTTAAGTTTTACTACCCACATAATCCGGTGTTTGTCGTTGATAACGCTTCTACGTCGGACGAGGTAAACCTTGTTACCAATTCCTTTCATTCGATCTACCCAGACGTATGCTACTTCCCCTTCGAGGAGAATGACTGCGCCAAAAACCTCAGAAGCATTATTGACATCATGAACAATGAATACCCTTCCGATCACTCTGATTACTACATAATATCGGACCCCGACATTATGCCGCACCCCAACACGCCACCGAAGTTCCTTGAGGAGTTCAAGCGTTGGATAGATGCCGGTTACCACCGCGCAGGCTTTGGCCTTATTACCGACGACCTACCACATTACCTCAACAACAGGGAAGAGATTATCTTCAACGAGAAGCAGTTGCTCGTAGGTACATCCCTTGAGCGTAATGAGTATGGCTTTGAGTGCTACAGGGCACCCCTTGACACTACGTTTTGCATGTACAGCTCCAAGAATGGGGGATGGTACTCTCCGATGTCCGGCGAGGATTGGAGTCGCTCGATACGTGTGTTCAACGCCTTCCACCTGCCATGGTACTTGGATAAGAACAATCTTAACAAGGAGATGACGGAGTACTTCTCTACATGCCGCCGCTTTGTGCAAGGACAGCCAAGTGCCGGATTCAATAATCACAATCCATTAGCATAGCCATGAGAGAAGTAAAGTACGAAGATATCGTCAACCCACTGTTCCTCATAGGAACTATCGATAACAACTCACACCCCGGCTTCCTTGAGGACTACAGGGTATTGTCATGCCTACTTAGAAGCTTTGATCCTATATCTGTCTTTGAGATAGGTACCAACATCGGCACCGGCACCAATATCATCCATGCCGCCGTTCCCAAGGCAGACATCATCACCCTTGACCTTGACTACGACTCGATGATGAAAGACCCCTCTCAGTTCCCTATAGGTCCCAATGGTGAGGATAGAACGGGGTCAGCCATAAACTTCAAGTGTACACAGCTACGTTGTGATAGCATGGCTTTCATATACCGTGACTGGCCGTGTGAGGCTTACTTTGTCGATGGCGCCCATGACAGGGTACATGTAGAGCTTGAGGCGCGCGAGATCATCATGACATGCAGCCCTGACATCGTTATCTTCCACGATGCCGACATGCCGGAAGTGATGGAAGGCATCCTTGCCGCCGAGAAGAATCAGGTTGGATACGAGTCGTACCGCGTTACCGGTACAAGAATTGCATTTTTAGTAAAGAAAGGACATACATGGAAGGTTTAGCAATAATAGTCATCGCTTACAATAACAGCGACCTTACGATACCTCAGATAAATGCGATGGCTGAGTTTTCAAAGGACCCCTATTACCTCATCATCGTTGATAACTCAACGGACGAGGAGCAGGCAAAAGCTATAGAGTGGAAAGCCTCACAACACTCAAACATCAAGTACGTACGCGTGCGTGCCGCCTCCGTAAATGGAAGCGACTCCCATGCCTTTGCTGCTAACCTTGCCTTTAATATGTTCAAGGACAAGTATGAGTACATGTTCTTTGCAGACCACGACCTCTTCCCAGTGGAGCCATTCAGTGTGAAGGAGATTATAGGCAATCAAACGATGGCCTTCCTCCCGCAGGTACGTAACGGCATCGTTTACCCATGGCCGGGGTGTCTTATGTTTAAGGTTAATGACCTTACAAAGAATGGTATTGACATGACTCCTAACGTAGAGCTTGGTTTGGATACCGGCGGTAATATTTACCCTATCGTTTCTCCCGACGACATACGCTTCAATGAAGTGTACGAGCAGAACCCTCTATTTAACAAGGGGTTGTATAACTTTTACTCAATTATCGGCGGTACGTTCATGCACTTCATAAACTCAAGTAACTGGAACAAAAGCGAGAGCAACCAGGAGCGTATGAATACCCTCTTTGAAATTCTGAGGCAAAAGATAATGGTTAAAAAAGCTTCCTGCCCTCCGGACTTTACAGGTAACAATTAAAATCATGAAAGCAGCCGTTATATTCTACCATAAGAACGCCAGCGACATCTACAAGTACGCGTGGGTGAAGGCGTGCGCCGACTCCATCAGAAATCAGACCATGGAGGATTTCGATGTCTTTGAGCTTAACTACGGCGGTGGTGATGACCATTACTGCTCCGATGTGCGCGGGAGGTATGTATTTTTGAATAGGGAATTTAAAACACACATAGGAGCCATGAACTACCTATACAGCATGCTATTTGCCAATGGGTACGATGTAGTATTTAATACCAATATGGACGACTACTACCACCCTTCACGCTTTGAGGTTCAGATGAACGCCATAAAGTCTGGATACGACCTTGTAAGCTCTAATTTCTGCTATGTGAACAATAAGGGAGAGGTTCTCAAACACTTTGTTTTTCATGACGCCGATATCTCGAAAGAACTTGCGCGTGACCGCAACGTTATAGCTCACCCGGCGGTATGTATGTCTTCACGCTTTTGGAGTGATGAGTCGCTGCGCTTTGAGGAAACCCTTGGCCGCGAGGATCTCGACCTATGGAAGAAAGCCGTCATTGCCGGAAAGAAGCTACTTATCCTTCCAAACAACCACCTGTACTACAGGCTACATGAAAACCAAATAACCAAAAAACACAAGGCATGAAAAAATTTCTATTATACACGGCGGCACAAGTAATAATTATACTGTCGTTTATAGGGCTTTCTTTTAAGTCGGCAGACAAGCAAACGGCAACCATTTGCGTTCCGGTAAACCATGTACAGGTGTACTGTAAAAAGTACTACGGCTCAGGGTTTACATTGAAGTTCTGTGTTCCTACAAGGAGCAGGGTAAGGACTTTTTATTTGCATAACGGAATGAATGTATCCCCCACAACAGACGTAGAGATGTTATTATTAATCTTTGAAAAATAGACCATGAAAACAGTTTCCTTTTTAATCGTTGCCACCGGCAAGTACGAGGTGTATGTAAAGCCTCTCATAGACTCCATAAAGCGTAACTTCAAGCATAAAGGATTCGTTAACTTCTTTGTGTTCACCGACAGCAAAGCTTTGCTTGAGCCTGCGGACGAGATGTTAAGGGATTGGTCTATAAAAGCCTTTTACGTTCCTTTTTCTGAGTGGCCGTGGTCCACACTCATGCGCTTTCACTTCTTTAGGACTGAAAGAGCTCACATATCACAATCCGATTACTATTACTACATAGATGCCGATACCTTAATGACCGGAGAGGTAAACTTCAATGATATTGTAGGTAAAAGTGTTGCCGTACAGCACTGTGGATTCATGCAGAAGAGAGGCACCTACGAGACAAATCCAAAGTCAGTCACCTACGTAAACCACGATGAGGGTACCCATTATTTTGGCGGTGGCTTCTGGGGCTTTGACTTCATGAACTTCTGGCACATGATAAACGAGTGTACTTACATGGTTGATAAGGATCAGTCAAATGGAATCACTCCCGTGCATAACGATGAGTCCGTAATAAACAGGTACTTCATCGACCATCCCCCACAGAGGATACTTACCCCCTCATTCCACTACCCACAGAGTAATATCGAAAAGTACAAGGCCACCTGGCCGGAGGATTATCCTTGTAAGATACTTCTACTTGATAAGAACCATAAAGAGATGAGATCTATTTAAAAAAAACAGTTATATTTGCGTTGCAATCCAGTAATGAAAACATTTAAAAATAATCCCTCCCATTTACATTGCCTTTGTGCCTTCGGCGCGACTGGATTGCCTTTGTATTTGGTGAGGGTGATTTTTTATTATGGAAAATGAAATATGGAAAGATATTGTAGGGTTTGAAGAATATTATCAAATAAACAACACTGGTGATGTTATAGCAAAAGAAAGAGTTTCTTGGAATGGGAAAGTATACGTAGTAAGAAAACGTAAAAAAATAAAGTCACAAAAAGACGGAAATGGATATGTTCAAGTTCCTCTTAGCATAAATAAAAAGCAAAAACGATATCTTGTTCACAGGCTTGTAGCAACAGCTTTTATTCCGAATCCAGAAAACAAGCCTCAAGTTAATCACATAAATGGAATTAAAACGGATAATTTTGTGAAAAATTTAGAATGGAGTACCAGGTCAGAAAACGTTTCTCATTCTTTTAAAATAGGACTTCAATCTAATAAAGGCGAGAAACACCCAACAAACATCTTAACTGAATCTTTAGTTAAAGAAATTAGAAGTAAATACATTCCTAATATTTACTCAACTTATAGATTAGCAAAAGAATACGGTGTTAGTCGCGTTACAATAAGTGATGTAATAAAAAGAAGAAGCTGGGATTATGATAACATGTAGTGAATTTTTGGGAAGATTAGGAAACGAACTCTTCCAATACGCAAGCCTTTATGGTATTGCTATGCAAAATAAAGAGATGTTAACCATTCCAAATTGGAAGTATGCAAAATACTTTGAAGGTTTTTTTCCAACTACCGAAGAGCCTATTCATGCTTACAAAACTTTTAACGAGCAAAGATTTGAATATCACGCAGATTACATATCTGATGTTATAGCGGACGAAAGGACAATTAATCCAAGTGGAATAATTAACTTCAAAGGTTATTTCCAATCATATAAATACTGGAAGCATTGTGAAAATGAAGTAAGGAAAATGCTTGCTTTTAAATCGTCTTTTATTTACGATGTGTTGTTAAGGTCTCAGAAAAATGGATTTAACTTCATTGGAGGTAGAAAGAACGTGGCCGTATGTATCCGCCGTGGTGACTACGTAGGTAATCCCGGATATCATCAAATAGACATCAGCTACTACGTAAATGAGATTTACAAGAGGCTTGATGACGACGTGCGCTTCTGCTTTTTCTCCGATGACATTGAGTACTGTAAGGTACACTTTGAGTGCCTCGGCGATAAAGCTTTCTTCTCGGAGGGCATGACCGATATTGAGGACTTATGCCTCATCAGCCAGTGTGACTCACATATCATTGGCAATAGCACCTTCCATTGGTGGGGAGCATACCTCTCCGGTAGTAAGGATGTCGTGCGCCCCGGAAAGTACTTCAGTGGACATCTATCGAAACACGACACCAAGGACTTCTGGCCGGAGGAGTGGAGGATACCGGTGAACAGCGAGCTCTTCCCCCTCGTTTATAGTGTAAAGCCTTCGATGTTCACCATCTTTAAGGAGGATAGCTCCGACAGGTACAAGAACATGCACCTCTTCATGAAGATGAGTAGCCGTACGTATCCCTCGACAATCGTTCAGGTTACCGAGTCGGTCATGCACCGCACAAAACTCATAAATTGGTTTGTAAAAGAGATGAACCATGAGTCGGACGTTATGGTGCATGTAGACATAGATGTTACCATCCCTCCCATGCAGCTCGTTATGGCCGTTAAGATGGTAGCTGATGGCAAGTCGGACTTCGTGTACCCCTACGGTGGTAACTTCGTTAAGGTCAACCGTTCTTCGTGGTATAAGAGGTTATTTGAGACTCTTGACGTGGGTATCCTTGCTCCGGCAGTAACTCCAATGAAGAAGCAAAGTGTAGGTGGCGCCCTTGTTTTTAGTCGTAAGGCTTTCATTGAGGCCGGTATGGAGAATGAGAACTTTATATCCTACGGCCCGGAGGATAAGGAGCGTTTTTTCCGGTTCCTGACCCTTGGGTATCGCGTGGATAGAATACCTGGCAATGCCTACCACATGAACCACTTCATAGGATCCGACAGCTCGACGGCAAACAAGCACTATGTAAATAATGTCAATGAGTACAATAAAGTACGCTCAATGACCAAGGAGCAGCTTGTGGAGTACGTAAAAACGTGGGAGTGGGTGCCAAAAGACAAAAACTGATGATTATGGACATAGTATACGTTATTGGCGATAGGAGTGCTTGGGATGACAACGAGCTACGCTTTAGCCTCCGGTCGGTTGAGAAGCACCTCTCCGGAGTAAGAAATATTTACATCGTTGGCTATAAGCCTGCCTTTATCACCAATGTGATACATGTACCCTTTGGTGATGAGTCGATGAACCCCGCCAAGAACATCGCCACAAAGCTTTTCGTTGCTTGCCAGCTACCGGACCTTTCTTTCAACTTCCTTTTCATGGCCGACGATCACTATTTCCTACGTGATGTAAATGATCTCAATGACTACCCATACCACTACAAAGGTTCCCTTGACGATGTTATTAAGAACCACCACGGCTTCTTTGTGCACCACTGCATAGAAACGAAGCGTTTCCTCGCCAACAATGGGAGGGAAACACTCAACTACGACTGCCATTACCCCATGGTAATAAACAAGGCTATGTACAGCCGAGTATACGAGTCCTATAAGTGGAATAAGCCCTTTGGATGCACTCCAAAGTCTCTATACGCCAATAGCATAGACAAAAACTTCTGTGAGACGCGTAGGGTTGGGGAGGTGAAGTACCGGAAACACTTTGACGAGAAGAAACTGTCTGAGTTTGTGCGTGATCGCGACCTTTTCACTACGAGCGATGCCTTTTTTGGACATGAGGCCCTTCGCTTCATGAACGAGCTATACCCAGTTAAGTCAAAGTACGAGGTTTAGCTTTCGTGGGTGCTTATATAATCCATGAGGGCGTCGGCGGAGCGCGTTCTCCACTGTGCTGCCCGTGCAAGGGCATACTCGGTATCCCAGGCGGCCTTATCCTCGACATATTGGAGGTAATCGACAAGGCCGGCGGCCACCGTTTCCCTTATTTCGGTGCTTACGATGCCTGTATCGGCGGTATTCCAAGTATTATCTGCTTGGTTGTACCATTGGGTAAAAATATCCTTAAACTCGTATGACGATGGCGGCCCAAACTGGCTGTTGAGGTCTCCCACGGGCGTAGGCTCAGGGTTACTTGTCATATCGGGAACAAATGCCTCCGGAGGGGTTACGTAGTCGAGCCTTGCGGCAACATCAAGGGTGTTCATGCTATCAATTTTTATGTTAAAGACAACCATCTTTCCGGAAACACCTCCTATTGTCGCGGTGGCAATTCCCGAATACTCCTTGCCTTCAGAAAAACCGTTGGCAACGGTAAACTCAACCTTTGCCCGGTACAGTCCCGTTTGGTCGGTACGCTTGGTCATCGTGACGGTGAGGATGGGAGTATCGTTATCCTCCTCAAAGACGGCTATTGAGGGGGCTTCATCGGCATCTGTCGACGCCCCGGTTACATGGTTCGACGTGGTAACGTTAACAAATATATAACCACCTATCTCCATACGTAGGCTTGAATCATATTGTATATTTTTACTAAACGTTTTAGCAAAAATAAGTCTTTTTTTTATCAATATCAAAAGTGTCGGCCGATCACCCTCGACGGTGCTCAAAACAGCTTTGTTCGGCTCTTATCCTTTACTTGGTTAAGAGGTAGTTAGTGGTTGTTTCCATTCAATCTAATAAAATTGTGGTAGGCGTTCCAAGCCTCTATTTGTTCAGAATTTATATCAGGGTCACAAGGGCTTTTTTCAAGGCACGTTTCAGCTAATAGGCATCTTTCTTTCCAGTAATCTGGAAGCAACTTCCCACTCCCTTCCTCCCGTGATTGGTTGGCGTATTCCTTAGCGATGTTTTCAATCTCGATAAGCTCTTCATCCATTGACATCTTGTTCATTGAGTAAACTCTGCCTCGTGGATATTTGTTAGACCAGTCGGCTAATGCTTTTACGATCTCTTCTGCTGTTTTCATTTTACGGTTTTTTGATTTTTTAAATTGATTACTTCACCTTCTTTTTCATGCAAATACCATTGAGCGCCTTCTTCATTTTTACAAAGCCATGTATTATCAAAATCTGATTTAAGAATTACGCACACTATTTCGCCTATTTCAAACTCATGGCCGTTAAAACAACTCAACACTTTTACATATTTACCTATATCAAAATCTTTTGGCTTATTATCCAAAAAATACTCATTCCATTGCTCGTATAGCTTTCTTGCTGCTATATCCGCCCAGTCGAGTTGTGGATGCTTTCTGTACTCATCCATGATGCGGCCTTTTATTAAGGCTATGGCTTGGTCTTTTTCCATCTTATTGATATTTAGTTATTTGTTGTTTGTATAGGCGATATGTGGCGCATGTACAGTAGTTAGGCACAATGCTAAACGACCTCATAGTCAAGAATTAACTTTTTGATTTCTTTAGCTACAATTTGACACTTATCATTGACTTGAAATGATGCAGGTGGATTATATAAACCGTCTGTTACAAATGGAACACCTAAAACACGACTGAAATCATTAATAAATCCTTGCTCCTCAACTACCCAAATAGAACCTTTATCACAAGAAACTGTGTGAAATTCATTTTCGGTCATTTGTAAAGTTGAACCAATAGGTAAATGATAATCTTTGATAATTACGTTTGTTTCTTTTTCATAACTCAAACCTTTCCCACCATTCAAAGGACTTTTATAATTAAACTCTGAAAGTTCAACTGTATGACAATCTACAACTTCACTTCTATAAGCAACAAAGTGTTTTATATTGCCTTTAATAGTTGTTAATCGAATAGGATAACGGTGTGTATGTAGTTGTATTTCATAAGGCAACAAATCAGTATCAGCAATGAAAACTCTTGTTAATTTACCAAATTCAGTTCCACTAATAACAAGTGAAAACAATCCGTTATGGTGTGTATCTGCCATTGACAAATTTAAACTTTCAATGTTCGGATTTTTTAGGTAATCGTAAACCTTTTTTAAAAACTCTAATTTTGACATATTTTTTAATTTTAAAATTGACTATTGAAAAAGCACTGCTATTATCCCTCCCTCAACCCAACGCTCACAGCGTGTATCTGCAAAACGTTATAAGCAATAAAAAATTAAACCCATCCATCCGCTCCGAAATACCAAACTTTTTCCTTTGGTATTCCTTCAAACTTCTTGTCTATATTTTCTATCGCCCAATCTCTTGAACTATAAGTTGAAAGTTTGGCTTTGCATTTTGGGCATTCCCAAGTTTCAAACCTTCCATTTGCTACGTGCCAATATCCACAAGGCTGGCAAGTATGTATCTTTTCTCCGTGGTCGTGTGCCATCGCTTTTAATTTTTTACAGACTATAACAGCACCTAACAAAAATGGCTGCATAAACATTGGTTTATAAATTGAAGTTTTATTTAAGCAGCCACTTCTGTTAGCTGCAAAACGTTAAACATACTTTTCCGGCATTTTACCTTCTTTAATTACTTCGTAATGATAAACAGCTACTTTGTTAATCATTCCTTCGTAAACTGTTTTTATTTGCCAGCCATGAGCGTCTTTTAAACGTTTTATTCTTTGCATAGGGTTGTTACACTTGCAATAACGTTTTAAGTCGTGAATATAGCTGTTTTTGTGGGATTTTAACCACATAGCCACTAAGTAGGTTGAGTTAGTTTTTTTATTCATTGTGGTTAATATTTTGCAGTTTTTCAATAATTTTCTTTTGTTCCGCAACCAACTGCCTTAATCTGTCGTTTTCGTTCAGGACTATTAAATGTTCTGGTTTAAACATATTTAGCGACTTCGTTCTGTTTAAATACAATGTCGTTTCATCCATCATTACATTCATGTCGTGTTCAAGAAATTTACCCGATTTAGCTCTTTCCATTAAATCTAATTCCATGTTCTTAATCTTATCGTATTGCTGGTCTATGGTTAAAGTGTTTTCCATTTATTTATTGTTTTAAGGCGTTATTATTTTACTTATATTTGCCTCATCTTATTCCCATTAGTCCCTGAAGCAATTCAAACTAATGGGTTTCGTTTTTAAAAAGTACAACATTCTGCACTTTTTGCTGTGTAACTATTTGATTACCAATTGTAGCGGTTATTTGGTAGTTATACGCCAGCACTACATTTCGTTTCCAAAGAGAGTTTCTACGTGTAAATCTTTTTCTTTTCTTTTTTCTTCCACCCTCTTTTTTGAAACATTGAAATAGTTTTCATCTTTTTCTATACCAATAAAGTTTCTATTTGTATTTATACACGCTACTCCAGTTGAGCCACTACCCATCGTTAAATCTACAACCAAATCTTTTTCATTTGAGAAAGTTTTTATCAAATCTTCTAAAAGTAATATAGGTTTTTGAGTTGGGTGTAACCCATCATAATCTTTTTTGTACTCAAGGATATTGCTTTTATATTTTTGCCCTTGCCAAAGATTAAAAACATTTGGGTACTTATCGTTTTCAATATCTAAATATGTACTCCTTAAATCATAATAAATTTCTTTGAGTTTATAGTAATCTTCTTTGCAAATATCTATTTTCTGCAATGCTTCGTATTTTTCTTTACTTGGAAAACTCCATCCTTTCTTATAACTCGTTAAAATATTTGAAGCCATACCACCACCATTTGAAGCACTACCAAAACATTTTTCATTTATTTCTTTATAAGACAAGGTTGTTTTTTTTCTTTCATTTTGAAAATAATCCCTAATGTAATCAGAATTATAATAATTATTTTTAGGGTTAATTTTTGTCAAAATCAAAATATCCTCATAGTAATTTACCATTGCTTTTTTTACAAATAAACAATTTGCAAAATCGTTTTTTAACCAAATAGCTCTGTAATTAAATTTCAACCCACTTGTTATTTCATTTAACAATAATCTGGTAAAAGGTTCTTGACAAAACAAAACCATTTTTCCATTTTTACGAAGTATTCTATTTGCAATGTCATAGATTTTTTTAGGGTCAATAACCGCATCCCATTCATACCCTTTTTTATATCCACCGCCAGCAACATAATTTTTATAATTATCGCTTCTTATTGGTTCAGCATCCAATCCTTTCATAGTGCCAAATGGTAAATCAGTCAATATTAAATCTACACTTTCACTTTGAATTTTATTGCTTTCAATTATACAATCCCCTTGTATCAGATTTATTTTTACATCTTGTTCTACAAACTTAAGTTGTCTGCTGTATTCGTTTTCGTTTATAAAATTTATTCCTGCCATATTTCTGTTTTTAAATTTCCCTCCCTAAAAAAGAAAAGAAAAAAGGTTTAGTGCTTCGATTTTAAAGTAGTGGAAGCAACTACTGCTAACAGCGTATATAAGAAATGGCACAGAAACATTTGTGCTTAATTTCAACATTCTACAAGTGCCACTTCTCATATACGCAATCCGTTAGGGATAACCGCCTATGTGAGTGGTTACAATCCTGCTAAATATTTTATTTTTCTTAATTCTTTTAATATTTCTTTTCCAAACCCTCTAATTTTTAAAAGTTCATTTTCTGGAACAAGTGATATTTCATGAATAGTAGAATCCATTGAAATTTCTTTTACTTTTAAAAGATTTAGTAATCTAACAGAAACATCCATATCCCATAATTTAGTATCAGGACTATAAGCAGTTAATTCAATATTTAAAAACTCTATCTTTTTGCTTTTATAATCATTTTCTACTTGCAATTGATACTCTTTTACAATTGCTATTGCTTTTTTAAATTCTTCGTGTGTTATCATTTTAAAAATTATTAATTGATTAGTAATTCGTGGTATACCCCTAACGCACAACACAAGCAAGCTAGGGATTAGGATTTAGGTTATTATGGTTTTGTGCCTGAAAGTTCAGGTATAACCGAAAAATATTGCTTTCTTAGCCCAGCCTGCGTGTGTTGCGGGAACGTTAGTGGCAATACTCCGAAGCCCTACGAACAGCGACATCATAATATTGTTTTTCCTTTTCTATTCCAATACCAATTCTATTATTTTTTATAGCAGCTAAAATTGTTGTTCCTGAACCCATTGTGTTATCTAAAACCATATCTCCTTCGTTTGTATAGGTTTTTACAAGGTATTCCATCAATTCAAGTGGCTTTTGCGTTTTGTGTTCCATTCCTACATTGTGCATCGCATAGGTTAAAATTTGCCTATTAAATCCTGTCATAGTTTGTTTGCTTT